GGTTGATGAAAACTGGATTTGATTTGGCTTTTGCCAAAAACTTTGTTGCTTCACTGCGAGTGAAGAATTTAGCTTCACAAAGTGTTTGGTTGCCGTTGAAATCTGAAACGAAATAAAGGATTACGAAAATCTGTTGTTTCTTGCGGAATAAGTTGAGCATAGCACTATCTCCTTTTATTGGGGTTGTGGTGCAGGAAAGGGGGCACGCCCCCTTATACCCTGCGGTTTAAGAATTCAAGCATTGGTTTGATATGTGATTTGTTACGCATATTAAAACATGGTATGCCTAACGAATCTGCTAATCTCATGCCCTGTCCTGTTCCACCTAAGTTGTCTGCACCTGGTAGAGCAATAACGCAATCTGCATGTTGTATAATACCGTAGTTCCTAGCATGTAAAGCAAACGCTCCACGTGACAATCGTTCTGGTGCTGGGTGATGTTGACCAACGCTGGCTGTCCAATCAACGTGTACATTAGGGTTGAATACGACGACCTCAGTAGCGTATTGTGCGACTGCATCACGTTCGTATGAAGCCCATGGAATGTACACGATGCATTGATTGGAATTAGCCATTGCGATTTGGTCAACGCCTTTAGCCCCACCAGTTACGATTGTGTGCCCCTTACCTGCTATTTGACGACACAATGATGCGATTGCTTTTCCATATACACTATCTGGTGCGATGCTGCGAGAACCGATTACTGCGATTAACATGTTAATTACCTCCTAAATTAGTTAAGTTCGATGTAAAGCCAGAATGCAGACCAAATTAGTCCAGGTGCTACTAAAATTCCAATAAACTCGAAAAAGAATTTCAGCGATTCGAAAAATTCTGCGTTTGTGATGTGCATGTTAAAACCTCCAAAAGTTAGATTTGAGTAAAAAAAAGAAGGGGCAATTACTTACCCCTGAAAGCGGATATAAAGTGTTGCACAGATGGCGAAGCAAGTACTGCTTTCAACCCTTGCTTTGCACATGCACGAACAGTATGGTCTTGGCGGTTAACCGACTTTCCACCAAACATATCGTGGAACTCATCAAATGTGCGAGCATATGCTAACAAATCAGGATGAGCTTGGAAATATTTCAACCAAAGGTATGTATAAAAACCATTGATTGCTGATGCGGGTAAGCGTTTGCGAGCGACCACGATGTGAGAAGGTGTTTTTCCCTTCGAATCCGAAATTTGTTTCGGAACAGGTTTCCCTTCGAATCGCTTACAAAGTTGATAGTGTTGCTCGATTGTTGCTTGTTTACCGTTGAACTCAACGACTGCAAAGAGTGCTGAGAAACGCTTGTCGCCACGAGAGTGACATTGTAAAGTTTTCATAACATCAAACCTCCAAAAAGTAGTGTTAAGCCTAACCTGCTACGAAAATAAAAAGTAGGAAGCGAAGCTTACACTTTTTACATAACAACTGAAATTTAACGCATGTCAATGAAACGTTTTTAATTGAAGCAAATCTACGAAGAATGAGTAGTTTGCGACTAAAAGAATTAAATAGAAAACTTGACCATGACGTTTGCAAACTTGTTTGCGGAATGTCGAGTTTTAACGTTATAAAAATTAGGCAATGTTGTGTAATTGACAAAGGGAAATTTTAGTGTTGTTGAATTTATTGAATTTATCTTTTTATCATTTTTGTTTGTTGATTTGGTTTCCCAACAAGTCGTGCAAAATGCCCGATAAATATTGGGTAAAATGGTGGAAACGTAGTTATTTACTGTGATGCGACGTTGTGTAACGTTGTGTTACTTCTCGATCGTAATGTGTGCAGTACGTGTGCTAAACTCCACTTTCCACATCACAGACGAAATAACAAGTGCTAGGGAGTGTGACGGCTGTTCCAAACGTTGTGCAAAGTTGTGTAGTGTGTTGTGTAATGTGGATAACTCGTACTGTACGTGTAGCAGTATGTTTTCTAGGACGTTTCTTCGACATTTTGCAATGTGTAGTGATGCACACGCACCCCCGAGGGGGAAAAAGCTGTACACTTTGCATATGCAGAATAGTGGAAGAAGAATAATTCTTTATATTTCACCAATCACGTTCTGTTTCACGTTCTGTTTCACGTTCAGCAACACATTGTGCAACAAGTTGTGTAACAAATCACCTACTCGCATCATTAACTTGTGTAAATATGTCTAAATTGTGTCTAATATGTTACAGAATTGTTACAAGTTTCTAACAATTTTGTTACAGACGTATTTTGGCTATTGACAAGCAATCACATCAACACACATAATAAAGAACATAAATAACGTGTACTAAACGTGTAGTAAAGGAGTTATAACATGGTAGATTTTATTAAAAGTTTATTTGTTTTGTTGTATGGAAAAGAAATTATTACAGAGTCTGAACTGTATTACTTACTAGATAACTTGGATGAAAAAACAAAACCTGAAGAGTTTGCTAAGAAAGTATTACAAATCAGTGGAACACGTTACAAGATTCAAAAAGAAGAAGAAAAAGTTTTAGTAGATAACTACATTTAAGGAGTTAAAATGACCAATTTACTTTTAGCATTACAAGCTATTACATCTACATTGATTTGGCTTCAAGTAAGAGAGTTAGTTAAAACACAAAATCAAATCAAAAAAGAAAATGATGAAAAAGAGTTTATTGAAAACTTTGTAACTCAAGATAGTTCTGTTATTTCTGACCACGTGTTTGAACGTGAGAAAGAGTATGACAAAATGATTGCTGATTTGAAAAAAGAACTTTATACAACTGACGAAGCTAAGCCAGTAAAAGGCTTAACATATAACATTCCTCATGATGAGGTGGATAAAAAGATATTTGACGCCACATTCCCTGACGTTGAGTATGCAGATTAAGGAGGTAAAATGCCCAATCAACTTGATAAACTTACTTTGGGTTTTGTTTTTGATGTGCTGTATTTAAAAGGTGTTGTGTGTATTGAGGAGTTGGAAGCGGTATACGAGTGTCGTAATGCAGTAGATTTAGAAAATGTATTTAATAAAATGGTAAAGGAAGAATACAATGTCTACAAACGACTCCCATCCGAGTGAGTTGGCAGTTCAATCTAAACTAACAACAAAACAACAACGCTTTGTACACCTATACCTTACTGGACAATACACAATGTCTAAACTCGCACAATTACTTGAAGTACACCCAAACACGTTACATAACTGGATGCAGAACGTGGATGTGAAAGGCACAATTGCCGAATTGCAGCAAGAAACACAAGATATTGTGGCTGCCCAATTAAAGTCGCTAACACTTAAAGCTGCCAATAAACTCAATGAGTTAATAGATTCTCCTATTGATGGGGTAGCCTTACAGGCTGTTAAAGACGTACTCGATAGAAGTGGTCATAAAGCTAAGCAAGAAATTAAAATTGATAAAACTGTAAGAACGTTTGAAGAAAAACTTGGTGACTTGATAGAAAAAACAATCATTGACGCTGACTATGAGGAAGTGGAAAATGACCAATAAACTTGCCAAATCAAAGGAAGAATTATTTTATGATAGGCTGAAGAATGACCCACAGTTCTACATTGAAAACTTTCTTAAGATTCGTAATAAAAAATCAGAGTTAGTACCATTTGTACTAAACAAAGCTCAAAAAATAGTATTAAACCAAATCAGAGAGTGCGAGAAAAGTGGCACTCTTAAACGTTTTATAGTGCTAAAAGCACGACAAATGGGGTTGAGTACACTATTTGAAGGACTTATCTTCCAAAACACAGCAACACATGAGTTTAAAAACTCAATGATTATTGCTCACGAAGATAAAGCAACGCAGAACTTGTTCAACATGAGTAAACTATTTTACGAAGAACTGCCCGATGTACTTCGACCAATGAAGAAATACTCAAACGAAAAAGCACTAGCGTTTGAAAACCCAACATCAGAAGAAACGGAAAAAAAGAAAAACCCCGGATTACGTAGCAAGATTACAGTATCAACGGCAAATACCGTAGAAGCGGGGCGTTCCGCCACTGTACATAACTTGCACGCATCAGAGGTAGCATTCTTTCCAGACGCAAAAACCACTATGTTGGGTCTATTGCAGTCCATTCCTGATGAGATGAATACAATGGTAGTACTAGAGTCCACCGCAAACGGTGTAGGTGACTGGTTCCACGACATGTGGCAAAAAGCAACACGTGGAGAGAATGACTTTATACCAATATTCCTACCATGGTTCATTGATGACGGATACTCACGACCATTTAAATCTGCCGCTGAGCGTAAACAGTTTATGGCTGAGGTAGAATCCAAATCAAAAGACAAAGATGGAAATGTAATTAATACATTTGAATTTGATTTGATGAAGAAATTTGATTTAACTCCTGAACAACTTAACTGGCGACGTTGGGCGATAGCCAACAAATGCCAAGGTGATGAAGAGTTATTCATGCAAGAGTACCCATCTACTGCTGAAGAGTCGTTTATCACGTCTGGTAGACCTAAATTCAACATATCTTCTCTAAAAAAATACCAAACCGTAACAAAAGAACCTACACGTGGTTACTTGCAAGAGTCGGAAGATGGAATTGTTACATTTATAGAAGATAAAAATGGATATTTACACGTATTTGAAAAGCCAGTTGAAGGAAAGTACTACTGTATTGGTGCCGACGTTGCAGAAGGATTGGCTAGTGGTGACTTTTCAGTTGCTACTGTTGGAGAAACAGACACATTTGACACTGTTTGTATGTGGCATGGACATATTGACCCTGATTTGTTTGGTAAGGAACTAGTTAAACTAGGTAAATACTATAATGAAGCGTACATTGGCGTGGAAAACAATAACCACGGTCTTACTACACTCACATCAATTAAGCGTGATGAATATTGGAACCTTTACTTCTCCAAATCATATGATAGAATTTCTGATACGTTAACTAAAAAACTTGGATGGTCTACAAACGCACGTACAAAGCCACTTATGATTGATAAATTGGCAGAATTTGTTCGAGAAATGTATCTTGGCATATATTCTGATATAATTATTAGTGAAATGTTTACTTACGTCATTGATGACTCTGGACGCACAAACGCACAAATAGGTTGTCATGATGATACAGTCATGGCTATGGCTATTATGTTGCAACTTATGCTAGAAGGAAAAGGCGATACGTATATTCCTGAAATTGTTAATGAAAAAAAACAATATGGAGCACGTGAAATTGTAGACACTTTGTTTGAAGGTAATGAAGAAGATGAATATACAGATTAGGAGGAATAATTTTTGAATAACCAACAAAAAGTTGATAAAGAGTTACAACTGATTAGTTATTGGGATAAGAAATTTAAAGATGCTATTGTGGCTAAAAGCGAATACACAAAAAAGTGGCAACGTTATTTTGATGCGTACAATGGTGAGTACTTTAAAAATGAATCTTTACCTGAATATAAATCTAACTATGTAAGTAACTACATTTTTTCAATTGTAGAAACAATTCGTCCAATTATGTTGGATAACAACCCTAAATTCCAATCCGTACCACGTCAACCAGAGGGGTTGGATTTTGCTGATGATTTAGCAGAAGCACTTAACTTTGAATGGCAACGTGAAAAGATGACTGAAAAGTTATCTCGTGAGTTGATTAACACACTTGTAACTGGTACGTCTATTTTCTTTCTTCCATGGAATGCAAATCAAAAGCAAGTTAACTGTGTAGCAGTAAATCCATTTAACTTCTTCCCAGACCCTATGGCTACAAACATGGAAGATGGAGAGTATTACATTTATGCAACATATAAAAACGAAGGTCAATTAAAAAAACTATTCCCAGAAAAAGCAGATAAGTTAATTGGTTCCGCAGTTACATATTCTGAACTTGTAGGAAATACAGACGCAGAACGTGCTAACATTCGCAACCAAATCCTTGTACTTGAAATTTGGGCACGTGATTACACAGAAACTATTCTTGAGGAGAATGGAATTAAAAAAGCCATTTCAAAATATCCTTATGGTCGTGTACTTACAATTTGTCCAATTCTTAATCTTGTATTGGATGATAAACCAAGTCCATACACAGATGGCAAAATGCCATTTGTATTGGTAAAAGATTATGATTTGCCAAACAAGTTTTGGGGTGAAGGTGAAGCAGAACAACTTCTCTCTCCACAAACGTACATGAATGAGTTAAACAATGCTGTTATTGATAATGCAAAGCATACAGCAAACATGCCTTGGATTATTGATAAAAACTCTGGTATTGGTGTAGGTAAGATTACAAATCGTCCAGGTTTAGTTATTCGTAAAAACCCAGGTTCCGAAGTAAGACGTGACCAACCACCTCAAATGCCTGCATACATTCAAAACACAGTATTTGAAATTAAAAAAGACATGGAACAAATCTCTGGTATCTTTGATACGTTAAAAGGTAATAGTGAAACTGGCGTATATACCGCACAAGGTATTCTTGCACTTCAAGAAGCAGGTCAAGCACGTATTCGACTTAAAGTTAAATTGCTTGAACAAGCACTTGGTAGACTTGCATCTATGTGGTATGAAAGAATGCGTCAATTCTGGAAACAAGAGAAATGGGTTCTTCTTACTAGACAAGATGGAAGCTATGATTACAAAAAGTTTAAAAATGAAACACTTGAATATAACTATGACATTGAAGTAAAAGCTGGTTCTACAATGAATGTTAACCGTGGTGCAATGTTAGATTTGATGATTCGTCTAGCACAAACACAAATGTCCGATGGACAAACACTTGTTGATAGAGAAGCAGTTGTTCATTACCTTCCAGAAGAAGTTAAGTCTGCATTATTAAAACGTGCAAAAGAACAACAAACTACAATGCAACAATTGCAACAACAAATTGAAGAAGTTAATAAATATGCTCACGAATCAGACCAACAACTTGTTGATGCGTTACAGCAAGTAGCACCAACTGTTGAAAGTGTCAAGAAACAAATTTTACAGCTTCAAGCAGAGTATGATAAGATGATTAATGAAAATAAAGCCAAAGAGCAAGAACAACAAATTAAAGAAGCTGCATACAATGAAGGCTACAAAGATGCCGAAAGAGTTGGCGGAATGGGTAGTGACCCAACTGCCTTCACAAGTATGAATCAATCGGATGAGGTTCTATCGCAAATGCAGGCTACCAACGACCAACAACTACAAGAGTTGGCTCAGAAATATCCTGAGATTTTCAATGTAGTTGACAACCTATAATAGATACGCTCTAGGAAACTAGAGCTTTCTATATAAATTTTAGAGCACCCCCATTGTGGATTCTAAGGAGGATAATATGAATATTGATGAGTATTTTGCACAATTAAAACAGGAGTCCGTTGACCAACCTGATGTGCAACCAGAAGTCACACCAGAAGAAACTAACGAAGAAAATGTGACAGAAGCACCAGTTGAAACTAACACATCAGGTAAAGTTTTTATTGATGGTGTTGGTGAAGTTGATGCAAGTGAAGTAGCAGAGTGGAAACGTGGTTATATGCGTACACAAGATTACACTCGCAAAACACAAGAAGTTGCAGCTCAACGAAAAGAAGCAGAAAAAGCATTAGAATTCTACAAACAAGCACAAAATGGTGCTGAAGTAGACCCAAATCTTTTTAATCCTTTTGCAGACAAGTTAGAACAAATCGAAAGCGAACTGACCTCTTTTAAAATTGATAAAGAGATTCAAGAGTTACAGAAAAAATATAATGACTTTGAAGTCATGGATGTTCTTAACGTAGCAATGGAAAAAGGTTTTGATAGTTTAGAAGAAGCTTACTTCTTCCAACGAGGTTCTAAAGTCAACAATACACCTGTTGATGAGGCAGAACTTACTAAAAGAATTCGTGAGCAACTTCTAGCAGAAATTGAAGCTGAGCGTAAAGCAAATGTTTCTATTATTTCTAGCAACGATATTAGCTCACCACAAATAAATGAACAACCAAAACTAACACCAGAACAAGAGAAAATTGCTAGAGCCTTTGGTTTATCTAACGAAGAGTATCTTCAATGGAGTTAGTAAAAAAATACTAACTAATGGAGTGATAAACATGCAAGAACAATTGAAATTTGATTTGCAGATGTTTACAACTACACCATCTAAAGTAGATGTAATCACAAATGCAACTAACACTAACATCGTCGCTACAAAAGATAACCGTGGCGGAACTGAAGATGTTGTAGGCGGTAAAGGTAACTTTGGTAAGTTGCTTGAGCCAGGTCTACGTAAAATCTTCTTTGAAACATATCAAGAAGTACCTGAACAATACTCGAAACTTTTCAAAGTAAATAGCTCGAATAAAGCTGTTGAAACTGATTATGGCATGGGTGCGTTTGGTGATTGGACAGTACGTTCGTCAGAAGTTGATACAGTGGCATACAAAACACTCTCTTCGGGTAAAACTCGTACTTACACTCACTCGGCATTCACTCAAGGGTTCCAAGTAACTCGTGAGATGGCTGATGATGATTTGTACCGTCAAATCGCTAAAATGCCACAAGCTATGGCACGTGCTGGTCGTGGTAAAGTAGAAAAAGATGCTGCTGGCTTCTTGGCAACTGCTTTCTCCGCTACTCAATACGATGGCAAAGCTCTTATTGCTAAAGACCATGGATTGCTTGATTCGGTTGCTACTGCATCGAACAAAATCCTTTCCACAGACCTTGGTTCTGGTACAGCATCGACTGCATTGTCGCTTGACTCGCTTAAAGCTGGTCTTTTGAAAATGCGTTCGACTGTTGACGAAGCTGGTTTGCTTGCTCAATTCACACCTACTCAACTTATCGTTCCTCCAGCATTGGAAGATGCGGCTATCCGTATTACTGAGTCCGATAAAGTTGTAGGTTCGAATAACAACGATACTAACCGTTACATCAACAAATTTGGTTTGGAAATTGTTGTTATGGACTTCTTGTCCTCCACAGTTACTGGTAACGCTGATACTGATGGTTACTGGTTCTTGGCAGATGGCAACCGCCATGAGTTGAACTTCTTCTGGCGTGTACGCCCTGAGTTCAAAATGGAAGAAAACTTTGACAACTTTGCTTCGAAATACCGTGGCTACATGCGTTATAGCTATGGTGCTTCTGACTGGCGTGGTCTTGTTGGTTCGACTGGTAAATCCAGCGTAACAACTTAATAGTTTAATCCTTACGGGGAGGGGAGTTTTCCCCTTCCTTTTTTTTATTATTATAAGGACGGTGAACTAATGAAAAAGTCTGACATCAATCGTAAAGTACGTGGGTATACACGTGACTTTTCAAATACAATTTATCGTCAAATTGATATTGATGATTACATTAATGAAGCAATTGACCGAATCAGAGAAGTTATTCCTGAATTGCAAGGTATGACATATTTAACTGCTGATTCGCAAAAACCAATTCTTTTGCCAGAACAATATCATAATTTAATTGCATTGTACGCAGCATCACGTTGTTTCCTACAAGATGAGCGTCAATACGAAGCAGTTACATTTATGAATGAGTTTGAGCAAAAACTTGATGAGTTAAAGAAAAACATTCTTGATGAAATTATTGTTATTACTGATGTGGATGGCAATGAAGTTACATTTAACTACAAAGAAGATACAGTAACTAATGAGTACTTTAAATCTTTTAATAGCGATATTGATACAGGTGTGGAGGGGGTAGGTAGTTAATGCCTTATTTACAAAGAACAACACCCCAAGCAAAAAAATCTAATAACTTTACACTTAAAAACTTTAATGGTGGATTAAATAACTTTTCCAACATTATTGGTGACAATGAAGCATCTGATTTGTTAAACGTTACTTTTACAGATGAATCACTTGTTGAAAAGCGTAATGGATTAGAACAATATACAACTTTTGTTCCAAACACATTTGGCACATCAATTACGTTTGTAGATGAATACTCTCCATATGTTGGTGACCCACAATTGTTTATTGCAACAGATACACGTTTATTCTATGATTCGACAGATAATACAAAGTATCAAGACGTTGCAGGACGTGTTAGTGGCTCAACATATCTTGGAAAGTATTTTTTCTGTGATGGTGACTCTATTTATGCGTATGGTTCCTTTAACGTAACTGCATCAAATCATACAGTTATTATTGGAACACAAACAAGTGCAAATACAATTTTTAAAGTTGTAGAACAACCAGTTGTTAGCGGTACTTTTACAAAAACGTCTGGTGCATACAAATTAGTTTTATCTAACACAACAGCAAATAACACGTTAGTTTCACGTTTAGTAGTTGGTTCTAGTGTTCAATTAACTAAAGGTGGAAATAAAATTAAAGCAACACTTGGAACATTTAACATTGTATCTGGAAACATTGAAATTCCATTAACCAGCGTATCTGATGTAGTAGGAACTTTGATTTCTGGAAATGCTGGTAACTTTACAGTAAGCGGATACATTTTAAAACATACAGCAATTGAGTTTGAATCAGAAAAATCAACTGTTGTAGGAGATGCAAATAGTGACCCTGCTGTGACTGGAGTTACGTATTATAACTTTACTAATAAAACTGTTTGGTACGAACCATGTGTACAAGAATTAAGTGATACAACACGTGGAGCAAACGTGTTTCCTACTAAAGTTAAATTTGTTAAATCACATCATGGACGTTTGTTCTTTGCTGGAAGCACCGATAGAACAACAGATGATATAATTTATATGAGTGAAGTTGCAAATCCATATTACTTCCCATATTATGCTCAACTTCAAGTAACACAAAATGGCGACAGCATTACTGCTATTGAAGTGTTTAATGATTCGTTAGTTGTTGCACGTAAGAATGATATGCACGTTGTGTATGGATACACAAACGATTCCAAAGCTGGAGTTCCAGTATTCCAAGTTAAAAAGATTAACGTACACACTGGTGTGGCAAACAATAATTCTATTGTACGTATGCATAATTACTTGGCTTACGTTGGAACAGATGGTTCTATTTATGTAATCAACACAGTAAAAACAGATGCAGAACTTCTTGCAAGCCAAATCATTAGTAAAAAACTAAATATGTTTGATGCACCAATTAGTATTGTTAAAGATGATATTGATGATGCATCAATTTGTTTCCATGATGATAAGTTATATGTATCTATTGGCGACAAAGTTCTTGTTTACTTCTATCGTTTCATGGCTTGGTCTGTTTGGAAGTTTACTAACATTGACCCGGTGTTTATGTACACAAAAATGGATGGAACTGAAGTACTTTACGCATCAACAAAAATTTACAGACATTCTCAAGATTATTTAGATGCTGGCATGCCATATTTTGCAAAATGGAAAAGCAAACAATTTGATATGGGCACTGGTGTTGACTATAAACAATTTAGAGAGTTCTTTTTAGTGTTTGGTATGTATAACTCGTATGATTCTCAAATCAAAGTACGTTTTGAAGTTGATTACAGTGTTGTGTTGGGTGATTTGGTATTTTCTACTCAAGACAAATTAACACGTTTTGGTACTGCTATATTTGGAGATAGATTTATCAACAAATCAGTAACATCTTCTGACCCAGTAACAATTGGTCAACGTGGTAAAACGTTAAGTATTTTAGTTAATAGTGGGTTTGAAACTTATTCAACTGTTGCTAATATGACAGCACTTGCATCATTTACTGGTGCTAAAGAAGGAACAGTAGTTTATGTAACCACTCCAACGTATCCAGATGCAAGTTATTCTAATTTCTTTGTATTTAAGAATAATGCATTTGTTCAATATAAAAAATCTGAATTGAATCAACCATTTAAATTGTATGAGATTAATGGTCAATATCAATTTAGAGGAAAGCGGTGATTAGATGGCAATTATTAATGCGTTAACAATTTCTTATCCAGATTTTAAATTAAACGATGTAATTGACCCAGACCAGTTTGATACAAATAACAGTCAAATTGTAGGAAAGATTAATGAAATTGTTGCACAAGAAAACCTAAATACTACTGCAATTACTGGAAAAGCAAATCTTGCTGGGGCTGCATTTTCTGGAAACATTTCGGCACCAGTAATTACTGCAAATACAACATTAATGGTTGGTTCTCGTGATGTGGGTTCTACAATTGCATCATGGGATTCTGATTGGACAGCATGGACGCCAACTGTTACTGGATGGACTGCTGGAAATGCAACAATTCAAGCTTATTATAAAAAAGTAGGTAAAATTGTTCATATTGAAGCAAGATTCCAAGTTGGTAGTTCTACAACAGTTGCAACACTTGCTTCTGGTGATACATTAGTATTTTCTTTGCCACTTCAAGCAAAAAGAGTATGGGGTCAAACTGGAACTGCAAGAATTTTCTGCGGTTCAAATGTTTACAATGGTATCTGTTCTATTGCATCTACAAATACAACAGTCAAGATTTTTGTAAACAAAATGGTTTCTTCTTATTCTTTACCAACTTCAATTTGTGTTGGAGTTCCTGAAACATGGAATACAACAACAAACTATGTTGTTTTTTCATTGACATACGAAACTGTTTAGGAGGTAAGTTATGTTAAAATTGCAACCAATTAAACGTGGCGATACGTTTGCATTTTATGCAGATTTTGTAGACGAAAACTCTGCACCAATTACTGGCGTAGAAGCATATCTACAATGCCAGTCACGTGATGCAAATGACACGTTAAAAACAATTTTTACAGTTAGTGCAACTGATGTGGCTGGTAAATATTTATTTACTTCCTCTGACACATCATTACTAACACCAGATGAAACAATCTACATTGATATTCAATTTTCTAAGGATGGAACAACAACTTCTTCCGAAACATTTAGTGTTTTAGTGAAGGGGGATGTGACTCATGGCTAGTATTTCAATTTCTCAAATCTCACCACAGAATATTCAAAATGTAACTCAATTGCAAAGTGAAATTACAATTAATGCACTTACGCAATCTGGTGGAATTATTCAAATTGGTTCTATCTCACAAACTGTTCCTTTTAATGTAAGTTGGGTAAACATTACTGGTAAACCAGCATACGTTGATTACATTTCTGATTTAACATCTTCTGCACAAACTCAAATCAACAATAAAGCTGATGTGACAGCAACAAATGCTGCAATTGCATTGAAAGCAGATAAAACATACGTAGATACGCAAGACGCAACAAAAGCAGACACATCATATGTAGATACTCAATTAGCACTTAAAGCAAACTATACTGATGTGACAACTTCTCTTGCAACCAAAGCAGACAAAACATATGTTGATACACAAGATGCAAATCTTCAAACACAAATTACATCCGCTGTATCTTCCATTTCTGCAAAAGCAAATACAACATACGTTGATTCTGCTGACTCTGCATTACAAACACAAATTAACACAGCAAATACAAATATTACATCTAAGGCATCTGTTTCTTACGTTGATGCACAAGTTGCAACAAAAGAAAACACATCAAACAAAGCAACAACAATGGCTGGAAATACAACTTCTAACATTGTATTTTTAACTGCTAAAGCAATTTATGATTGGTCAGTTGGTCTATTTGCACCACTTGTATCTCCAACGTTTACTGGAACAGTAACACTCCCATCTACAACTTCTGTTGGAACTGTAACATCTAGTGAAATTGGTTATTTAAGTGGAGTAACAAGTGCATTACAAACACAAATCAATAACAAAGCTTCTCTTGCTTCTCCTGCATTAACTGGAATACCTACTGCACCAACAGCAGCCGCTGGAACTAATACAACTCAAATTGCTACAACAGCATATGTATTAAATGCAGTTGCAGGTGGTATTGATTTAAGTTCGTATGCAACAATTTCTTATGTTGATACTGGTCTTGCTGGAAAAGCATCCACATCACATACACATGCTGATGCGACAATTACAACTTCTGGTTTTATGAGTGCATCTGATAAAACTAAATTAAATGGTGTTGCTACTGGTGCAACCGCAAATACAGGTACTGTAACAAGTGTTGGTTTGACTGTTCCAACTGGATTAACTGTAACTGGCTCTCCTGTTACAACGTCTGGAACAATTGCTGTAACACTTACTACTGGTTATTCAATTCCAACAACAGCAAGTCAAACTAACTGGGATACTGCTTATGCTGATAGAAACAAATGGGATGGCGGTGCTACTGGTTTAGTTGCTGCAACTGGACGTACTAGCCTTGGTCTTGGAAGTGCCGCACTTTCTGCAACGACTGATTTTGCAGCCGCATCACATACACATGCAGCAAGTGATATTACAAGCGGTATACTTGCTACTGCACGTGGTGGGACTGGATTGGGTTCTTTTACATCTGGTGGTGCTGTATATGCGACATCAATTAGTGCATTAACAACTGGTACTCTTCCAATTTCAGCAGGAGGAACTGGATTAACAAGCATTGCAAACAATGGTGCTGTTTATGCTGGTTCAACTGGAATTTTAACTTCTGGTACCTTGCCAATTGCTTCTGGTGGGACTGGTGCAAGTACACAAGCTGGTGCGCAAAACGCATTGAATGTATACGACAAATCGTCAACATACCAACAGTTTGAGGTCAACAACTTAGTTAATGCTAAAATTACACAGAATACTTGGACATCATGGACTCCTACTATTTCTGGATTTACAGCAGGTAATGCTGTATATGATTGTTCATATTTAATTGTTGGTAAAACTGTAACACTTCGTTTTAAAATGACAGCAGGAACTACGACAACATATGGCGCTCTATCTGTCACAACTCCAACTGGATTAGACCCAGTTAAAACTACAAAACAAGTATTTCCTTGTATCCTTTCAAAATCTGGTTCAAGTGATTACTTTGGATTTGCAACCATTGCAAGTGCTAATACAATTTTAGTTAACGTAGCATCTGTATCTGGTTCATACACAATTCGTACTTCTTTATCATCGACTGTTCCGTTTACTTGGGCAGCAAATGATGCCGTACAATTCCAACTTACTTACGAGATTGCATAATATATAGTTAGGAGTGATATGATGTGTCAGAGCACGACAATGAGCGTCTAGTAGTAGTGGAAACTAAAATTGACCACTTAGATGCCAAACTAGATAACACAATGGAAGCTATTAAGGAAATTGTTTTGGTTAGACATACAGCCTTAGAAGATAAAGTTAAAACTAATGAAGCACACATTACTTGGCTTTGGCAAACAATGTTTGGAACAATGTTAGGTGGAATTATTAGTATTGTTATCTTGTTTTTGAAATAATCAGTATGGGGTGGTGTAATTCCACCCTATATATGCTAAAATTTAGTAGAGGTGAAAAAATGGCTAATGTAATTGATTCTACTTATAATACACAAGTTGCTAATGCAAAAAATTATGCTAACAGTGCTAAAACAAGTGCTAAATCTCAAATTGATTCTGCACAATCTGCTGATTTAGCTGCAATTGAAAAGAATTATAATGATGCTGTTGCAAATGGTGATATGAGCATTAAAGATGCTAAGATTAAATATGACCAAGATGTGCAAGCATTAAACAAGCAATATTATAACGAATCTAAAAATGCTAATTTGTATTCTGAAAGTATGGGCATTCAAGATACAAATCAAGCACTTGGTGTAATGGCTGCTACAAGTGAACGTCAAGCAAGCAACGTTAACCAACGTGCTATTCAACGTCAAAACACAATTGATGATATTAAACAACAATTGAGTAAATTGCGTTCTGATGCGGATTTAAATATTACGCAAACTAAATCACGTTATGGTTCTGAGTTACGTGGACAGTACGCACAAATTGATATGAACCTTAGTAATCAAATTGGTCAGTACGCTAGTGACCGTGGAAACAAATACTTCCAACAAAGCGAACGTATTGCAGGACAACAGTTTACTGCATCTGAATCACAAAAACAACGTGATTTCCAAGCAGAACAAGATAGACAAAATCGTGATGCACAAGCTAAACTTGCTGATAAACAAAACGCATATCATACTCAAAATGATATGATGGCTTATGTTAGAGGTCATTTTAATTACGATGAAAAAACAAAAAAATGGGTAAGTTTGGATGGAAAGAAAACATATAATAATCCAGAACAAGCATATTACTCTACTGCACCAGCATCTTCTTCTATGAGCGACAAAGACCAAGCACAATATACAAAAAAATTAGAATCATACACAGTAGATGCAAATAAAAACCCAATAATGAATCCACAAGTTGTTGCTGCTGGAGATTTTTCAGGAATTGACCCACGTAATAAAAAATATAATTATAACATGTGGGATTCTTGGACGGCAGACCCATTTAATCCAATGGGCGGTTATGACCAAAGATTAAAAACAGATGTTAAAAAAGATACAAAAACTTTTAATTCTCAAGCTGAAGCGTATGCAAAATATTATAATGCTATGATTCCAGAAGATAGAGCAAAAGTAAATGCACCACCTGCAATGATTAAGTACGATTATAAAACAAACAAATATGTTGAATACAAATGGTATGACCCATCTAAAAATCAATGGTCTACTACAAAACCTAAAAATTAAAAATAGAGGTGTGTAAATGTATAATCCACAAGATATTGCTAAGTCAATTGAAAACTCACTTAAAAAATATAATCCAAATTCTGATTATAATTTTAACAATGATTATGGAGTGAGTAATTCTTTTGACACACCCAACCAACAAACCAAAAACAATACATGGGATGAATATTACAGTAATCTTTATAAAGGAAAAACTTCTGACGTAGAAGAGCATCGTTCTATTATGAATCGTATTGGCGACGTTCTTAGCGTTGGTCAATACACTGCAATGGGCGTTTTAAACGGCATTGTAAACAATATCAAAGGTAATGGTGATTTTGGTGTTGCTGAAGGGTTTATGGGCGGTCTACGTGCCGCCAACCCTTTTGGAAAAGGATATGTTAAAGGTGAACATTCTTTCTCTCACGTAATTTCTGATTTGGGATGGAAGCCAACAAGTACTGCTGGACGTATTGCAAAAATGACACTAGGTCTTGCAGGTGATATTTTCTTAGACCCTACTACTTATGCAAGTGGTGGGTTATCTGCATTGTTCCGTGGAACTGGAAAAGCAGGCTTGGAGTTATTCAAATCAACAGAAGTAGCAAGTAAATTAGCTGAGTTTGAAAAAGCAGGTTATAAAGTAACTGATAAGTACATGGAAGAATTGCCACAACAAGCATACAATATGGCTAAGGACAGACTTTCCAAAACAAATGAATTACTTTCTGCTGATGAGATTGAACACATGGCTAATAAAGAAATGCAAAGCATGGCAGGAACACTTTCTGATATGCATACATTTACTATGGATAATGCAATGAAATATGCACGTAACATTGCAGATGATTTGATTTCTAAAGGACATACTGTTACTGATGAGCAAGTTGTTGCTGATGCGGAGCAGTATTTTAGAAAATACAATGAACTTGCTGGTGTTAAAGCAGATAAAGGAATTACATTCTCTTTAGGAAATGCACCATTTGGCAAGAAAATCTTCCGTGGATTAGCAGACAAAAAGTTTACCATTTCTACACCTGAAGCATATCAAAAGCTTGGAGATGCAACGCTTGCACCTGCAATGGCTAAAGTGCGTGATGCGTTCTATGGAAGTAAAGTAGGAAGTATGTTATCCACTAACAGTGTTCTTTATAAAGTAGGTAAAGAAAACCCTGAAGAGTTATTTAGAACTGTTAAGTTTATGGATGTTATTAAAAGCCAAAACTTAGACCGTGTTTCTGAAGAGTTGAAGATTCGTGAATTAGGTCAACAATTAAACTTCTCACCATCACAACAAAAAGAATTGCTTTCTTTGTTAGAAGATAAAAAGTTATGGGGTAAGATTTCTGCCATTGCTAAGTTTTCAAAAACACAGGAAGCACAGCAAATTCGTCGTGATATGGAAGATACTAAAAATGTTGCACAACAAGAGTTAGATGATTTGTTAAAGCAACATAATGAATTACGTAATCAAAGTAAAGCGGCAGAACAAAACGTTGGTATGTTTAAAGAAGAAATTTCTAAAAAGAAACAACGTTTATCTGAGTTAAATGATTTGATTGGCAATCAAGTTAACAATGAAACTGAAGTTGCAAAACTTACTGCTGAACGTGATGCGTTACAGTCTAATGTTGACGAATTATCTGCTAAGTTTAAAGATAGCGGATATGAAGAATTACTTGGTAAAACACAAAGTGCTGAGCAAGAATTGTTTAATCGTTTAGAACAATTGCAAAACGACAAAAACCTTTCTGTATCTGATTTGGATGCACGTAGAAAACAACTTATGGAGTTAGTTGGAAAAACAACTGAAACAAAAGAACCGTTTACTTTTGAAAACATTCCAATGGCACAAAATGAAGTTGCATTAAAAATTCTTGAAAACTCAAATCAATTAAATAATTTATCTGGTGCAGAACTTTCTACTGCACGTGAAACACTTATTGGTGATTTGAATAAGTTTTTGTTTAATGGTAAAGATGTTATTTCTAGCGAGTCACTTGATTTTGGTATTAGTAAAACAATTGATAAAATTAGAAAAGCATACTATAACAAATCATTCATGAGTGCAGAAG